AACACGCAGTTATAATTGACAGTAACATTTCTCTTGATGATGAGATAGTAAATAGACTAAGGAATATTTAATGGCTGGTGTAATCGACTTATATTTGGCTTATAGATTCTTAAAGAATCTTGTTTTACCATTCGAAAAATGGGAAGCCTATAAAACTGGCGTCATCGATAAAGATGGCGCGATTCTAATTCCAAAGAAAAATAGAACACCAGATCAAAGAGATTCTTTTGGTTATTTTGATTTGATTGGAATGAATCTAAAGAAACTGCTAGGAAAACTTCCTGGCGGTAAATCAGCTATTGCGTCTTATGCTGCAGCATTGCTACTCCTAAGAGAATATAACAAGAAAGAAGTAAAAGAAGATTTTAATGATTATGTTGACATGGATTGGTTAGAAAAAGAATTCAATATTTGTTTAGCAGAAGCTGAAAAAATGTTCAAAGAAGAACAAGTTGAAGAAGAGGGCGAACCAACCAACAACGTATCTGGTGGTGCCATCGCTGGTCTTGGCGTGGGTGCTAAGGGCGAACCACCTGTAAAGCCAAGAAACAAATACAAAGCACAAAATGAAATTGATACAAAAGAGATCGCTCGTCGCGTTCTCGGTATTATTAATGGAGGAAAGCAATAATGGGACCACTAACACCGTACATTATGTACATTAAAATTGGCGCAGCAGTTCTAGTAATCGCGCTTTCATTTGGCGCAGGTTATCGCCTGAAGACTATGCAAGTTGCTGAGAAAGAAAACGAATTGCTCAAAGCTGCCATCGCAGAAAACGAAAGACTGCAAAAAGAATACAATGCGCTGTCTGGTAAAGTTATCGAACTTGCGGGTCAGAACGACACAATTCAAACACGCACTATTGAGCGTGTTACAACAGAAGTAGAGAAGCCAGTCTATAGAGAATGCGTTGTTCCTGCTTCTGGTATCGAAATTCTAAACACTCAGATTGAAGAACTAAACAAATCTATTCGCGGTGAGGTTATAAAATGAAACAACTATTGATTCTCCCAGTATTACTATTGCTTGGTGGCTGTCCTGCTGCGACAAATCCGTTTGTCAAGATGCCAGACTATCCACCAACTGTGCTACAAGAATGCAAAGAATTAGAACAAACAGCAATTGATGCTACCGCTGATGGTGTATCTCTTGAAGTATTCTATAAAGAGAAAATGTCATTAAATAAACAGTACGCTGACTGCGCGAGTATGCACAATGAACTCATTAGATTCATCAAAAAAGAACAAGACAAGAAAAACAAAGATTGATCTCATGGAAATCGAGAGAGTAGCCAAATTGGAAGCGCAAGTTGAGGGAATCAAGGAAGATGTTGCGGCTGTCAAACAGGATATTAGAGATCTACATTCTCGCATCACAACTGGCAACCGTGAGATCATGGAGAAAATCGACGATAAAGTTGATGAACTCGCACAAGCTGACAAAGAACAACATGCTGCTCAAATTGACGCCACACGAAATCTCGCTGGTCGTGTTGAAACACTAGAAAGATGGCGCTGGATGGTAGTTGGTGGCGCTGTGGCACTTGGCTATATTCTGTCAAAACTCCCTCTGGAAGCTGTTTTCGGATAATTTTACTAATAGACCAAAATATAGTATAATATTCTCATTGAGGGATATATTATGCTTTGGATTGATGTAAAATACGCTAACATGATATCGAACCGTCTAGGTCGATACTCGCTAAAAAACAATAAACCATTTCTTGCTAATTTTCGCTGTCACTATTGCGGTGACTCGGCGAAGAACAAGGGCAAGTCACGTGGTTATTTGATTGAGAAAGGTGGCGCAGACTTTCTAATCTACTTCTGTCACAACTGTGGCAAGTCAACTGCGTTCGGTCGTGCTCTCAAAGATATCGACCCGATTCTGTATCAAGAATACACACTAGAGAAACTACGCGAGTCTGGTTCTAATCGTGAAGTGTCAACTACATTCCAACCTGACATCGGCTCGTTTGCCAAGCGCAGGTTCGAAAAGTTTGATGCACTCAAAGCACTAAAGAAAATCAGTCAGCTACCAGTTGACCACCCAGCACGCAAGTATGTTGAGAAGAGAAAGATTCCTTCTAATTTACATTACAAGCTGTACTATGCGACTAAATATATGACGTTCGTTAATTCGATCGTTCCCGACAAGTTCTCAGCGGAAGCTCTCAAGAAAGATGAGCCGAGATTAGTGATTCCATTCATTGACGCTGACGGTCGGGTTTTTGCTTTTCAAGGTCGTAGCTTTGACCCGAACAGCAAACTGCGCTACATCACCATCGTGCTCGACGAGTCAGCTCCAAGAATCTATGGGCTTGATACGATGGACAGATCCAAGGATGTAATCGTTGTAGAAGGTCCGATTGATTCTATGTTCCTTCCTAACGCAATTGCTCTTGCTGGTGGTGACAACGCTGACATTAATCGCGTTGTAAGCAAAGACAAAGCAATATTCGTTTTCGACAACGAGCCAAGAAACCCAGATACAATACGAAGAATAGAGAAAGCAATCGATGCTGGCTATCAGGTATCCTTTTTTCCTGATAATATACAAAGCAAAGACGTCAACGATATGGTGACGAAAGAGAACTTTACTATTGAAGAAATTAGCGGTATAATATACAGGAACGCTGTGAGTAGTTTGGCAGCGAAATTAAAATTAGCGACATGGAGAAAGGTATGAGTCAAATTCTAGTGACAAAGCGCACTGGCGAAAAAGAACCAATGGACTTGGATAAGTTTCATAAGGTTGTTTCGTTCGCGTGCGGCGATTTGTCAGGTGTATCAGCGTCAGAAGTAGAAATCAAATCACACATTCAGTTCTATAATGGTATCACTACCTCTGAGATTCAGGAGTGCATCATCAAGGCTGCGAGCGAGTTGATTAGCGAAGATACTCCCAACTATCAGTTTGTTGCTGGACGTTTGATTAACTATCATCTACGCAAGCAGGTGTTCGGTAAGTTTGAGCCAGACAACCTGTACGACCATTACGAAAAGATTCAAGCACTAGGTTATTATGACGCAGAACTTTCTACTGCTTATACACTAGAGGATTGGGATGCGCTAGACAAGTACATCAAGCACGAGCGCGATTTATCACTCACCTATGCTGCGATGGAGCAGTTCCGTGGTAAGTATCTAGTCAAGAACCGTGTCACAGGTCAAATCTTTGAGACACCGCAGATCGCATACATGCTAATCGCGATGACTCTGTTTCAATCATACCCGAAAGAAACAAGGTTGAAGTTTGTCAGAGATTACTATGACATGATTAGCCAGCACTATGTGTCGCTTCCTACTCCAATCATGGCAGGTGTGCGTACACCGCAACGTCAGTTCTCTAGCTGTGTGCTAATCGAAACTGATGACTCGCTTGATTCTATCAACGCAACCAGTTCTGCTATCGTGAAATACGTCAGTCAGAAAGCTGGCATCGGTGTTGGTCTTGGTTCTATCCGCGCTATCGGTTCACCTATTCGTGGCGGAGATGCCGTACATACTGGCGTTGTTCCTTTCGCACGTCTGTTTCAGTCAGCAGTCAAGTCATGCAGCCAAGGTGGTGTGCGTGGTGGTGCTGCGACCGTGTACTATCCTGTGTGGCACCTAGAAGTCGAAGACCTGCTTGTACTCAAAAACAACAAGGGAACTGAGATGAATCGTCTGCGCCAGATGGACTATGGCGTGCAGTTTAACAAGCTGATGTACGAGCGTCTAGTGACTGGCGGAAACATCACGCTGTTCTCGCCGAAGGATGTTCCTGGATTATACGAAGCCTTTTTCAACGACCAAGACAAGTTCCGTGAGTTGTACGAGAAAGCTGAGCGCACTCGCTCCATCCGTAAGAAATCTATTCCTGCAGTCGAGCTGTTCTCTATGTTTATGCAGGAACGCAAGGACACAGGTCGCATCTATCTAATGAACGTCGACCATGCTAACGACCATGGCTCGTTCCTAGCAGACAAAGCACCTGTGCGTCAATCAAACCTATGCGCTGAGATTACTCTACCGACTAAGCCACTCAACGATATCAACGACCCAAATGGCGAGATCGCGCTATGTACGCTGTCAGCTATCAACTGGGGCTTGATTGACGACCCATCTGACTTTGAGAAACCATGTGAGATGGCAGTTCGTGCGCTTGATGCGTTGCTTGACTACCAGAGTTATCCTGTTCTAGCAGCAGAGATAGCGAACAAGGCTCGCCGACCGCTTGGTATTGGTATCATCAACTTTGCTTACTGGCTTGCTAAGAACGATCTGAAGTATCAGGACATCGATGAAGCTGGTCTGATGAAAATTGATAGCATGGCTGAAGCGTGGTCGTACTATCTAATCAAAGCATCCGTCAAGTTGGCAAAAGAAAAAGGTGCGTGTGAGTGGAGCGACCAGACTAAGTACGGACAAGGTATCCTTCCTATTGATACCTACAAGAAAGATGTTGATGCGCTGATGGGTATGAGCGGAGCAAGCGAACCAACCGCACACTGGACTCAGCTACGCAAAGATCTAAAAGAATATGGTATTCGTAACAGCACACTCATGGCTCTGATGCCAGCTGAAACTTCCGCGCAGATATCCAACAGCACCAACGGCATCGAGCCACCTCGTGCGTTGGTATCTATCAAGCAATCGAAGGATGGTGTGTTGGCTCAGGTTGTTCCTGAGATCCGTCGTCTCAAGAATAAATATGACCTGCTCTGGGATCAGAAGTCACCGCTTGGATATCTAAAGATTATGGCTGTGCTACAGAAGTATGTCGACCAGAGTATCAGCGTCAACACCAGCTATAATCCTAAGTTCTATCCCGAAGAACAAATCCCGATGAGCGAATTGTTACAGCATCTGTTGCTGTGCTACAAGTGGGGCATCAAGACACTTTACTACTTCAACACTGCTGACGGTGCTGGTGAAGTAGACGTAGAGTTGAAACCAGTCGAAGCTGATGAAGCTGATTGTGATAGTTGCAAGATTTAAGGAAAACAAATGAAACTGAGATTCAAAACCTACAACCACGAAAACGTAAAGCCAGACCAAGAGAAGACGATGTTCTTCGATGAGTCAGTTGCTATTGCTCGTTATGACGTACAGAAGTATCCGTTCTTTGAAAAGATGACGGATCGCCACCTCGGCTTCTTCTGGCGTCCTGATGAAATCGACGTCACACGTGATGCTAAGGACTTCAAGGAACTGACACCGCACGAACAGCACATCTTTACCAGCAACCTGAAACGTCAGATCGTGCTTGACTCCGTGCAAGGTCGCAGTCCAGTCACTGCATTCCTTCCTATTGTTTCGCTTCCTGAAGTTGAGACATGGATTCAGACGTGGGCTTTCTTTGAGACTATTCACTCACGAAGCTACACTCACATCATCCGCAACGTCTATGCTAATCCGAGCGAAGTGTTCGACGGTATCAACTCTATTGCTGAGATCGTCGACTGCGCCAAGGATATCAGTAGATACTACGATGAGTTGGTTCTATGGAACAACCACGGTGAGTACGGAAGCTACAAACACAAGAAAGCACTATGGCTCGCATTGAATGCTGTCAACGTGCTAGAGGGTATTCGCTTCTATGTGTCGTTCGCTTGTTCGTGGGCTTTCGCCGAACAGAAGAAATCTATGGAAGGCAATGCTAAGATTATCAAGCTGATTGCGCGCGACGAGAACCTACACCTCGCTTCTACTCAACACATGCTAAAGACGCTACCAAAGGATGACCCAGACTTTGCTAAGATCGCAATCGAAACCGAGCAAGACTGCATCGCTATCTTTGACTCAGCGGTAGAGCAGGAGAAGTCGTGGGCGAAGTATTTGTTCAAGGATGGCTCTATGGTTGGTCTGAACGAACAGATGCTGTGTGAATACGTTGAGTGGCTGGCTGCGAAGCGCATGCGCTCAATTGGTCTACCGACTAAATATAAGAGCGGTACGAATCCTCTACCATGGACTCAGCGTTGGATTGCTGGTTCTGAGGTTCAGGTTGCACCACAGGAAACAGAGATTAGTTCGTACATTGTCGGTGGTGTCAAGAAAGATGCTACTTCCGAAACATTCCAAGGATTCAGCTTATGAAAACCTACAAACAATTTATGGAACAGTATTCTGGCAGAACAATTGGTTCGAAAACCAATAGCACTGCTGGTGCAGCAATGGCAAAACGCGCATCAAATGCACGTGCCGCAGAAAAAGTAGATAAGAAAAGCGAAAAGATTATTGCTGCTACAAACAGAGAAGCAAAACCAGTCAAGCCACTTGGTGAAGACGACCGCATGCTAGATCCTACTAACGTCGAAGAACCAAAGAAAAAGAAACCTGAGCCACCAGAAACTCAGCTACCATACGGAATGTAAATGAAAACCATCGGTCTCGATTATTCGATGACCAGTCCTTCAATATGTGTTCATTATGGCGAAGAATGGTCTATTCGAAACTGCCAGTTCTATTTTCTCACAGATAGACCTAAACTGGAAGGCAAAACAAATCAATTCAACGGAACGCTACACCCTATTCACTCATGTGAAGAACAGCGATACGACAACATCTCAAACTGGGCGATGAGTATCATACAACCAGTTGATGCGAATAGAATTGTGTTAGAGGGTTATTCGTTCGGTTCTACTGGTCGAGTATTTCATATCGCTGAGAACATTGGATTGTTGAAGCACAAGATGTGGGAAGCAAAGTTCAAGTTTGATGTAATTGCTCCCACTGCTATTAAGAAGTTCGCAACTGGTAAAGGTAATGCGAACAAAGAAAAAATGCAAGAATCATTTATTGCAGAAACCAACATTGATGTTAAGCTGGTATTAAGCCAGTCTGAGAAACAATGGTCGCCGAGCGGTGACATTATAGATTCATACTATATGTGCAAATATGCGCACCACCTAGCAACGACAGGAGAACAACCTGATGATAGATTTACCACCGACAATACCAAGTGACTTCCCACAGAACTCTGTTGTAATTGTGATGGATGCTAGTCAGCACATTAACGAAGATCGTCTGTATATTTACAAAGTCAACGATAAGCAAGAAGCTGTTCTTGTCAAAAGAACTAAGACCGCTCATGGTATTGGCTCAGACCGCAATCGTGATGGCTACATTGATAGATTCAGCAACAAATACAACACCTATGCCAACAGCGGGGGTGTTTATAAAATAGCTGAGAGATATCGTGGCTCTTGGAGTCCAGCCTACAGACTTGATGGACTTGACAAAACTAACAGCAATGCGCGTGGTCGTGCGATTGTGCTACACGAAGCTGACTATGTCACCAAGTATCGCGCAGGATATTCGCAGGGCTGTATCGTTGTCTATCGTGGGTTTGTTAAAGGTACACTCGTTCCGCTTATCTCTACCGCCAGTTCAGCGTGGCTGATAGTTAAGAATGGCACGCTTCCTGTAAAGCATTGATTTCATTAGAGTTATAAGTCATTGATTTGTAAGGGTTTAATTCCTTTACTTTTGGCTCCAACTAGGGTATAATATTCTTATCTGATAGGAGTATATTATGTTGGTCTATTGTAAATCGTCGTTCAAGCCCAAGAAGAAAAAGCGCACACCTGTTGCCAAAGCCAAGAAGTTCGTTCCGTCGTTCAAACCTATGCGCGAGATCGACTTCACTGCTGGTAAATATCGCGCGACCGACACAGCGCACATCCCCTCTAAAATTGAATCGTTCCTCGCCGAGCACGCACCAACGCACGTCATTCCCACTAAATATGATGGTGAGTTGGCTATTCGTGAAGCAGTCGCGCAGGAAGAAATCGCACGCAAAGCGAAGTGTGTTGCTCCTGCTTTTAACAAGGGTAATTACACCTACATCGCTTCCGAAGAACAAGCCAAGTGGGTTGGCAGAAAATAATTTTTAGGAGTAAGAGAAATGTTTTGGGATTTTGCAATGATGACTTTTGGCATTGGGGTTGCTATCGTAGTAATCGCGTTTGCTGTTGGACTAGGAATTTGGGGTTATTTTAAGTTGGCATACTTGTTACATAGAAA